TTGCTGCGCAGGCGCTTGCCCTTGACGGTGATGAATACTCGGCCGGTGAGTTGCATGGTGCCCCCTTAGAGGATGTATTGAACGGCCGCCGCGAATACGTCGAACTGATTGACGACGTTGGGCGGCAGGATGGCGTTGACACGGTTCTCGTCGGCGGACGAGCGCACGACGACCAGGTCGCGCTTGAACTGGGCGAGGTCTTCGAGCAGCCCGGCGCCGGCAAGCTTGATGGCGGTGCCGATCAGGGTGTTGCGGATCAGCTTCGGCGTGGCGATTTTCTGCCCCGGCTGGATCTGCCCCAGCACGTCGTCGCCGGCCAGCTTGTGCGCCGGGTAGTCGCGCACCACGTCCACGCGGAACTGGTAACGCATGTAATCGACCGTCCACTTGGTGTTGAGCTTCAGCAGGCTGCGATCGTCGAGCCCGAAGCTGTCGGTCTGGTAGGTGGTGATCACCTGTTCGACCATCGCGGCGCCGTCCGGCCCGAAGATCACGGTACTGACGCCGTCATGCAGCAGGAGGTTGCGCTCGGCATCGGTGAAGCGATCGACCTCGGCCGGGGCCATTACATCGGGCAGGCTGATGCCGCGGAACGGGATCGCCGGATCGTTGGCGCCGGAGAACTCGACCGCCGCAGCCGCCTGTGCGGCGCACGCCCAGGGCAGCGCGGGGCCGTTCTTGAGCCCCCAGAAAGTGCTGTGCGCGCTGTTGCGCGCCGCGCCGTAAGCCGCCAGCGTGGCATAGGTGCCCGACAGCCAGCCGAAGACATGACCGGTGCGCATGTCCAGGCCGCCCCAGCGCGCGGCCAGCTCGGCCTCCATCGCGCCGACGTTGGCGGTGTCGGTCCAGGGCATCACGATGCTGTAATAGGCGCCGGTGGACATAGCGGCGATCGCCGTGAGGACATCGGGGTTGCCGGCGCCGCTGGCCATCGCCGTGATGACGATGGCGAGGCCGGCAATGGCGCGCTTCTCGCCCTGGTAATAGCCGATGCGGATGTCGATGGTGTTGCCCTCGACCCCCTTGTGGCGCGCGGTGAGCGTGACCGTGCCAGTGACGGCCGCGGCGGTGGCGGCCATGTCGGCATCGGCGTTGATCGCGGCGGCGATCGCCGTGGCCACGGTGGCGGCCGCGGCGTTGGCGGCGATGGCCACCGCCACGCGGCGACCGCCGACATAGACGTAAAGCGTGGTGGTTTCGGTCGCCGTGCCGGTGACCGCGATGGTGCCGGTGGCCTTGACGCCGGCGACCAGGTCATCGAGGGCGAGCGCCCACAGTTCGGTGGTCTGGTTCACCTTGAGGCTGGCGGCGATCATCTGCGCCAGCATCGAGCCTCGGCCGAAGTAATCGACGCCGTCGGACGCCCGTGTAACGCGCGAAAGCACCCCCGCCGCCACGGTGCCGGTGGCCAGCCGCTGCCCGAGCAACAGGATCTTGTGCGGCATGTTGGACAAGCCGCGCACCGCGCGGGTGTGATCGATCTCGATCCACGCGCCCGGCACGCGCCAGTCGGTGGGAATCGAAAGAAAGGTGATGTTGTCGGGCATGACGCCTCCTGGGGTGGGTTGAGTGGCTTACTTCTTCGCCTTGGCGGCCGGTACGTCGGCAGCGTCGGCAGCGTCCGGCATGGCATCGGTCAGCGTTACATCGCCATCGGCCTGGCGGCGCAGCCAGTACGCGGTGCGCAGGACCGGCTCGCCCTCGGCTTTCAGCAGGGCGCCGTCTTCCTTGCGGACGCGGGCGCCGGGGGTGGGGGTTGCGTGTACTTGCATGGATGTCTCCTACGGTTGCAGGGTGGTTTGGTCGGAAAGCTCGGGCTTCGACAACGTGTAATCGGGCGGGCTTTGCAGCCACTTGGCGTGCTCGGCGGCCGAGACGTGCGGCGGGATGTCGTAATCGGCGGCAAGGGTCGCGAACGTCGCCAGGGCGGTCTCGTCGAGTACGGCCGGCAGGGTAATGGCCGCCGTGGTCTCGATGCGCACCACGCCGGCATAGAGGCCGTTCTTGTAGAGCGTTTCATCGGCCAGGAAGTCGGCGCTGACGACACGCCACGTCGCGCCGCCGGCCGCCGCGTTGTCGGCCAGGGCGAGCAGGCTTTCGAGGATCTGGTACAGGCCGATGGCCTTACCGTCGCCCTTGCGCGCGGCGTCGTGGCCGCGGCTGTTCTTCGCCACGCCGGCCAGGCCGACCTTGAGCACGGCACCGCCGGAGGCGACCTGGAAGGAGGCCACCGACACATACACGGCCGGCGCTTCGGCGCCAAAGCGCTTGACCAGGTTGTCGCCGTCCAGCTCGGGCAAGCTGGCCACCGTGGCCAGCTTGGCGCCAAGCGGCGAGTCCTTGACCAGCGCGATCAGCGCGTCTTCGGCTTCAGCCAGCATGGAACCGCCCGCGCAGGCCAGCCAGGCGCGCATCGGTGTGCGCCTGCAAAATGTCGAGAATGCCCGCCCCGTCGTCGTCGGACACGCCTAGGTAAGGACGCGGCGGGATGCGCACCTGGCGCACGGTGACAAAGGCGCCGTTGGCCAGGCGGAACCTGAGCGCGCCGCCCTTGGCCTTGATGACGCCGCCGAACTGCTGGATCTCGGCATAGATGCGATTGACGCCCCACTCGGCAAAGTCGCGACCGTGGCCGGAACTGATCGATGCGGCAAGATGGCCGTCTTTGGTGAGGGTGCGCCCGCCGGCGAGCTGGGCGCGCAGGCTGGGTTTCCAGCGCACGCCGTCCGGCCCGATCTCGCTGCGAAAACGCATGCGGGTGCTGTTCTCGCCCAGGGCGGCGATATCCGCCATTGCCGGCGAGGCATCGCGCCCGAGGGCAATCAGGTTCATCAGCCCGGCGCGGATCTGCGCGTCATCGACCTGGCCCCAGGCGTCCATCAGCCCAGCCCCCCGTTCACATCGCGGCCGAAGACGCGCGCCGGTCCGCTGATTTCCACCGTGCCACCCTGGGGCGCCGCCGGCGCTGCCGGATCGCCCAGGCTGACCTTGCCGGCGGAAATGTCGCGCAGCACCGCCTGGGCGCTGTCGCGGCGCTTCTGGATGGTTTCGGTGGCCTGATCGTCGTAGAGGTAGTAGCGCGCCAGGTCGCAGGCCAGACGCGTAATCACCGCCGGCACCGGCGTCAGCGGCACGCTGTAGCGCGTCGCCACGTAACCGTCGATGTCGCTGTCGGCATCGGCCAGCGCCTGATTCAGGGACACCAGCACCGCCGCCACCGCCGCTTGTTCGTCGGCCGTGTAGGCGGCCAGGCTGCCGCCCGCCGCGGCCGTGACCAGCATCGGCGCGGTGACCAGGCGCGGAATGCTGCGGTCCGCCCGCTGCGCGATTTCCTCGGCGGCGAAGCGGTCCAGCAGATCCGTGGCGGTGGCGTAGGTCATGGCGCCGGCTTACTCCGCCGGGGCCTCGATCTCGCAGTCGGTCACGCGCAGACCGGGCTCGGCCTTCAGTGCGGCGATCTGCGTCTTGTTGAACTGCGCGGCTTCGACCTCCTCGGCCTCGGCGCCCCAGGCGCGGCCGGCGCGGCGGAAGCCGGCGGCCAGGGCGCTGATGCGCAGGCCGGGGACTTTCTTGGTTTTGACTTTGGGTTCTGCCATGTTGCTCTCCTAGGAATGCCCCGGCCGGAACATCTTGCCGGCCGGGGGCTTCGCGGTACGGGCTCTACCAGCCCTCCTGGTTTATGCGCTTAGCCGAGCCGCGGATCGACGACGAGATTGACGGCCTTGTAGTTCGTGTTGCTCTCGCCGGCGGCCAGGTATTCCTTCATCAGCACCGCCTCGGCTTCGGTGCGGCGGCTGGGGCCGCACACCAGGTGGGTAGCCACCACGGACTGCGGCGAGCCGTCCGGCCGGCGCTGGGTTTCCAGCGCCAGGCGCGCCGCGGCGAAGCTGGCGGCATCGAGCGTGGCCTTGCTGCCATAGGCCAACTGATGGAAGCCGAAGCCGGACACGTAACGGGCATCCGCGCCATAAAGGAACTGGCGGTTCATGAACACGTTCGGGTCTTTTTCGTTGTCCAGCGCGACGAATTGCGCTGCCTTGCGCTCCTGGAAGATCATCGGCTTCATGAAGCTGCGCGACAGATCCATCAGGAACCAGGGCGCACCGGCGCCGCCGCCGGTGTTGCTCCAGGAGGTCTCCGCGCCCGCCGCCGTGTAGCCGACGTGATCGGTGTCGAAGAAGTACTGCCCGTCGAAACCCTTGACCGCGAAGCCGGTGGGCAGCAAGCCCCAGACCAGTTCATCCGGGTGGCGGCCGACCGTCTCGCCCTGCATGGACAGCATCGGCGCGTAGATGCCGAGCTTGTCGTCTTCGATGTGGTTGCGATCGACGCCGATGGTGTGTTCCCAGTTCTTGTTGCGCAACTGGGCGCTGGTGGCTTCGAGGTTATGGACCACGCGCTGGCCGATCCATTCGCGCATGCCCGGCAGCTCCTTCATCCAGCCGTAGTTCTCCAGGTCGGCCGTGGAGGGCACGCGCATGGCGATCAGGTTCCAGGTCGATTTGACCGAGCCGAAGCCCTGCAGGAAGGCGGCGTTGAAGCCTTGCTGCAGCGAACGCAGGGTGTCGCCGGTGATGACCAGGCCGGCCATCGCCACCATCGGCATGTCGCCGCTGCCGTAGAGCGCCAGCCCCAGGGGGTCGGGGTCGGCCATCGCCGGCGCGGCGAAGATGACCGCCAGGCCGGCGGCGGCCTGGACGGCCAGGGTAAAGAGTCGTTTCATCATGTTGTTCTCCTGTGGATTCGGGATTACTGGCCGAGGCCGATTTGGACCCACACGCCGTCGCTGTCGACGGCCACGATCTGGCCGGCGCGGCTGCGGGTGTTGGTGGCGCTGGTTTTGGCGACCGTCTGGTCGTCGACGATGTAACAGTCGGCACCGACGTCGGCCTGAGCGATCAGGTCGCCGGCTGCCGAGTTGGCGAACTTGAAGACACCGCGCTTGACACGGGCGGACAAGTCGCCGGCGGCGCCGGCCGAGTTGTCATAGGTGTCCTCGAACCGGCCGATGGCGACCAGGCCGGTGGCCGTGGCGCCCGGCGCGGCATAGCCGGCATCGAGCACGGCGATGCCGCCCTGGATCGCCTTGACGGCGGCCTTGACGGGGAAATCGAACACGTCGCCGGCGCGTTCCTTGGTGTTGCGTGCGGCGGAAAGAGCTGCCATGTCTTAAGCCTCCTGCTTGCCGACGGCGAACTGTTCGGCGGAAAGCCCGAGGGCTTTCATCACCGCGACATCGACGGCGGACGGTTGAGAATTTCCGGCGCCGCCCTGGCCGGCGCCGCCGGTTTGGGTTGCGCCGGGCTTGACCACCACGGGGGCGGCCTCGACGTAAGCCTTCAACGCCGCCAGGTCGGACTTGCCCAGGTTGCGCGCCCAGGTCTCGGTGGCCGGCGTGAGCTTGCCGGCGGCGAGTGCCGCGGTAACGACCGCATCGACTTCCGCGCTGCCCTTTTCGGCCCGCAGCGCGGCCAGCTCGGTACGCGCGGCGGACAAATCGCCCTGTACGGCGGTGAGCGCGGCGACTTCGATGTACTTCGCCGGATCGGGCGGGGTGGCCAAATGCGCGCCCTTGAGCGCGACCAGCTCGCCCTGGTGGGCGGATTTCAAGCCGGCCAGCGCGGCAAGCGCCTCGGCCTCGGTGGCCGTCTCGGGTAATCCGAGCGCGGCGAGCAATGCTTTCATGGGCATCTCCTCTTGGGGTTGGAAAAACTTGGCGGCAAACGCGGACAGGGCGGCCAGATCGGTCAAACCGTCGAGGCCGGCGTAATTGGTAAGCGCGGCGTGCAGCACAGCCAGCACTTCGCCGGTGCGCTTGTCATGGGTGAACACGGGGCTGACGTAACGGTATTCGCGCGCCGCGATCATGGCGGCCGCGGCGGCGGTCCATTCGACATCGACGGCCCACAGGCCGGCGTCGCGCGCTTCCAGCTTGCCGGCCCAGCCCGCGGCGGGCGCCGGCTTGCCGTTGGTTTCGGCATGCAGCGTCTGATGCTCGTAGTCGATCACGCGGGCGTCGCTGCGGGCATTGAAGGCGGTGGCCACCGCCACCGCCCTTGCCTTGTCGAGCTTCCAGCCGCCCTCGATGCCGAAGGGGCGGCCCGAGCCATCGGCGGCCTTGAAGCGACCGTAGGGCAACAGGCGGAACTCGCGCGGCGGCACATTGCCGGCGGCGGCCAGCTCGACGGACAGGGCGGCAACAGCGAAGGGGGCGGCGTTGGATTTCATGACGCCCACCTTATCGACCGACCCCCGGCGACTCCATTAACCGGAGTTAGAAACCATTCCCGCCAAGAGTCGGCGTTGGCGGCACGGCGATTCGCTTGACATCGCGCGGCGCGGCGCGGAAAATCGGCCGCACTAGAACCAAAGGCGGAAGTCACACCCGTAAGCCACGTGACGACCGTCGCCCCTACCCAGGGGCGTTGTTGTTTGTAGAGTTTCACGGCGGGCCGAGAGTCGGAAATACAACACCCTCGGGGAATACCGGCCAGAGTTCCTTTGGACTCTAGTTGAGGCCCGCCACCATCAGAAGTCCAACTTAGACCAAAGGAGCCATCATGGCTAATCATCTTGATATCAACGCGGAGGAAATCCGCGACTGGGCAGCGCAGGCGCGCTACGTGATGCTCGCGGCGCGCAGCCTGGAGAACGGTCCGCCGACGGACAAAATGGAGCGCATCAACTGCATGCTCTACCTGCTGGAAGTGGCGGAGGATCTGGCGGAACGCGCCGAGAACGCGGCGGACCACCTGGCAACGTTCCTGCGGGAGCCCGCATGAAGCCCGCCACGATCCTGCACTGCCTGCGCGAGCTGCTGGCGTTACTGCATGCCGCCGTGCTTGCCCATCCCGATCCGCGCGCCGTGGCCGCCACGCTGCGCGCCCTGGCCGCCGAGTCGCAACGGCTGGCCTCGAAGCTGGACAGGAGGCTGTCATGAACAGCTTGTCCACAGCTTGTGCACTTATCATCAGGCGCGAGGTGGTAAATAATCCCAGCTCACTAATCGAAAGGATGCTGCCGTGAGTGTTCATCCCATGTACCCAATGCAGGTAGGCAAGCAGAAGGTAATGATCGTCGACGCCTTCGGGCGCATGTATGTGCCGCTGCGCAGTCTTTTTACGTTGACGCTCGAAGCCGCATGGTCGAGCTCACGCGCCAAGGCGGTGAGGCAAATGGAAACCCGGTTGCAGTTAAAAACCCTCACGGTCGCCGCGGCAAGCGGGCGCATCAGCATGCAGCCGTGCCTGCGCGCGTCGCGGCTGACGGCTTTCTTGTGGACGCTCAGGCCAGGAAAACCCGAAACACGGGCGCGACTCGCAGCGCTACAGGACGAATGGGAGACCGCGTTACTGAACCGCCTCAAGCTCAACGATACGGAGCTTGACGATGCACCCGTCGGAGCAGTTGCCGACCTGGTCGAAAATGCGCGGCGTCCGTTGTTGAAGGAACTGGAGGTGGTGCGCGGCGATTTGGCGAAAGGCGGGTTCAGGACGGGGCCGGACCTTACGATGCGCGACGCCGCATTACGGAGGTGGGGTACCCAAAAAGGCAAAGCCCTGACGACGGATGATTTCTTGGCAATGGCGGAAATGGGGCAAGAGGGCAGCAGCCCGTCCGAGATCGCCAAGGCGGCCGGATGTTCACGGACGGCCGTCAGCCTGTTCCTGTACGGCAAACTACCCACCAAAGCCGCCGTCGAGGCCGTCAAAATCCTCAAAACTCGCGGATGGGTGCCAAGGGTCGCCTCGTAGCCCTCACGCCACCGCCCGTTCATGCGCATAAACAAGCGCCAGGCGCGGCGATCGCGTAATAGGTAAGGGTAGGTAGCCACAAAGAGTTATCCACAGCTTAAAACCCGCTTAAACGCCCCGGCCCCTCCGGGGCTTTTTTTCGGGCTTCGGGTCGGCTACACTGCAAGTGCGGGCGCGACACGGTGATATTCCCCCGGCCGTAGCACGGCAGTGATGCCGGAGCGCCATGTGGGGTTGCCGGGAAACCGGACTGGGGGGCCCCACCGCCCGCATCCCCGCGCATCACTTCTTCGCCTTCTTCAAGAGGCGCTTGATTTCCTCGTTGCGCTTCACTTCCTTGCTCGACAGCCGCCGGAAGCTGGTCATGAACGCGGCGCGGCCGGTCTGCGTGGCCTTGATGACCGTGACGTAGCCTTCTTCTTCGAGCAGGAACAGCATCGCCGTGGCGGATTCCTGCACGGCCTGCCCGCGCGCCAGGGCGTCCTGGACGTAGCGGTACTCGGCGGCGGCGATCTCCGGGTGCTCGGCGGCCTGCTTGGCCATCGTCGCCGCCGACAGGCGCACCACGTCGGTGGCGAGCGCCAGATCGGCGGCGTGATTGGCGCGCAGCACGCCGATCGGCCAGTCGCCGGCCGGGGCCTGCGCCCAGGCGGCGAAGGCTTCGCCCGAGAGCGAGGCGACGGCGGCGGGACGCAGATCGGCCGGGAGCTGTTCGAGCTTGCCGGCCAGGGCGCCGACCAGGCTGGCGCGGCGGCCGCCCGGCGGGTAGTTGAATTCGGGGTCCACGCCGGCCGGCACGCGGCTGGTTTCGCCGGTGCGCTGGTTGGTGTAGTCGAGGTAACGCTCGGCCGGCGCCTGGCCGACCTTGAGGCCGTGGCGGTCGATCTGGCGCCGCCCCAATTGAATCCAGCGACATTTGCAGCCCCAGGCCTTGACCGGTGAATGCGCGGCCACCCACGGATCATCCACCGGCAGCACCAGGCCATCCCACGCGGCGTGTTCCTTGCGTTCGTGCGCGCTGGGTGTGTGGTCGTACATCAGGTACGGCATGCTGGCCTTGGCTTCCTGGATGCGCTCCCACTGGCCTTCGCTGTGCGCGGTGCGCAGATTGGTGTCGTAGATCACCTTGAGCCGGCGCGGGCTGCCGAGCTGCACGTCCTTGAGTTGGCCGTCGGCCGGATCGGCCATCGTGGCGCGGCCCCACCAGCCGCGCTTGACCAGCTCGGGCTTGAGCCCGGCCTTGAAGGTCTCGAAGGTGGTGCCGTTGGCGATCGCGCCGTCGACATAGGTACGGATCTCGCGCAGCAGATCCACCTGCATGGCCTTGGCCACAGTGAAGGCGGCCTGGTGTTCCTCCTGCCAGACATCGCGATGGTCGAAGCCGATGGCGTAACCCTTCTGGCGGAAAAAGGCGATGGCCTCCTCCGGCGGGCGCAGCCCCAGGCGGATGGCCGGCTCAGTTGCCATCTCAGTTGCCATTGATTCGGCCCCAGACCACGGCCGCGAAATCGCCCTGGGCGATCTGCGCGGCCAGCGCCGCGGCATCCATCTGCGCTATGACGGCCGGCAGGCGCTCGCGGAACTGCTCCAGGCTGGCGCATTCGTCGGCCAGGCGCTCGATGGGCGTAACGAGCGGATCGAGCACAGGCTGCCATTCGCTGCCCATGTCGGCGGCGAGCCAATCCAGCTCGTCCTGGGTTTCGTCGGCGGCGCCCTGGGCTTTCAGCGCCGCGCGGGCGGCGGCCGGATCGGGCGGCGGCTTGCCGCCCTGGCCCGCCGTGTCGCCAGCGCCGACTTCCTTGCCCAGGGTCGCCTCGCCCTCGGCCGGCTCGGGAATACGCAGCTTCTCGTGCACCCACTTGACCGGGATCGTCCTCATGCCGGACGTGGTCAGCTTGTCGAGCCCGTCGGCCAGCGTGGCGATGTCGGCGGCCTCGCCGGTATCGAACACCAGGCGCGCGCAGCGGGACAGGCTGTCGACGCCGCGGTTGAGCGCCAGCAGCGGATAGAGGACATCGCGCGTGGCCGTGCCGGCGATCTGGCGCGCATCCGCATTGCGAATATCCTTGCGCACCTCGTTGTGCAGATCGGCCACGCCCGAGCCCATGCCGGTGGCCTTGGCCTCGGCGGAGAGCACCTGGCCGAGAATGGCCTTGCTCTGCGCGCCCTCGGCCCAGCCGACCATCGCCAGGTGCGGCGTGCCGCTGCCGTCGGCGGTGACCTTGTTGATCTCGATGGCCATGTCGGCCGGCATGATGGCGCGCGCATCGTGGCCCAGGGCCGTGACGGCGCGCATCAGGCTGGCTTTTTCGTCCTGGCTGGCGCCCTGGTAGTACTTGCCCAGCACGATCGGCAGGCCGTAGGTTTCCAGGAACTCCGCGAAATCGCCGATGCCATAGGCTTTGTAGAGGAAGGGCCAGACCAGGGCGCGGTACAGGCCCATGCGGCCCTGGTAGCCGGTCTTCGCCTTGCCGTGGGTGTGCATGACCCAGCCGAAGGGGGCCAGCGGCGCGCCGTCGGCGCTGGCGTCCTGCAAGCGCAGCTCGCGGCGATGGCGGTCGAGGCGGAACCATTCCTGCGGGCGCGGGAAGAAGGCCGGCAGCCATTCCTTACCCTCCTGCCGCCATTCCAGTTCGACCGGGGCAAAGCCGTGGCCCACACCCTCCATCGCCGCCAGCAGCAGATCCTCGAACGGATCCACGGCGTCGGTCAGCACTTCCTTGAGCCACTCCGCGTCGGCCTTCTCCTTGGCCGTGGCGTTACGCGGCGGAACGATATCCCAGTCCAGGCCCATCACGGCGTTCTTGCGTTTGCCTATCTCGCACAGCAGGTGCGCATCGCGTTCCTCCATATCGGCGAACAGCCGGTGCTGGGCGGTGAGGTCGCCGTCGTCGGCCTGCCGCAGCACAGTGGACAGGCGCGCCGGCGTCAGCCCGGCGAGCATCGGGGTCAGGAAGCGGTTCTCCAGCATCGCAATACGGCTGGTCTGCGCCTCCTTGAGGACGCCGGTGTCGATCGGATTGCCGTACTGGTCAAGAATCTTCATGGTCAAAACATCCTGCGGCTGTCGCCGCTGTAGTCGTCGCGGGAGTCGGCGCCGGTGCCGCTGGAGTCGGCGCTGGCGCTACGGCGCGGCATGGCGACATAGCCGTCGCACACGGCAATCGCTTCGGAACGGCTGGCGGCATATGCCAGCAGGTAGGCAACACCGGCATCGCCGTGGCGCTGCTGACCATCCTTGCCTTTGGTGCGCGCGTCCGGCAGCAGCGGGATGCCCTTCACCACCTGGAAGGCGCGCAGATCGTCGAGATGATCGGAATCGCGGATCAGTTCGATGGTCTGATCTTCCAGACCGGCCTTGAAGGGCGCGGTATTGTCGCGATACCACGGCTGGGACAGCATGACCGCCTCGACGCGCGCCTCGCCCCACTTCTGCACCGCCTTCTCGGCGAGGTACTGGCCGTTGCCGCGTGCGTCGAGCTTGCCGGCAAAGAATCTAGGCAGGCGCTCGCCGATGTAGAACAGGGCCTCGCGCTGCTGATCGAATGGGCAGTTGGACAGTTCCAGGGCGAAGACGAAGCGGCGGCGCAGTTGCTGGGTGATCTGGAAGGCCAGCAGGACGGAGAGGTCGCCATTGCGGCCGAAGTCCATGCCGAAGCCGCTGCGCAGTCCGGCATCGAGCGTGGCCAGCACCGGCAGCAGCTCGGCCTCCAGCCAATCGCGCATCTCTGCCGTGCGCAGGTGCTCGGGCCAGAGCGCGAAATCCTTGGCCGGCGGCTTCCAGCGCAGCACGGGCGCATCCAGCATGCGCGCCTCGATCAGCGCGCGGGAGAGCCAGGCACCGCCGCTGTTGCTGGGCACGCAGTCGAGTTCTTCCTCGGCGTCGGCGCCGTACTGGTCGTAGATGCCCTTGATCCATGCGGCCTTGCTGGCTTCGTCCGGCGCCTGGCCGGTGCGCAAACAGACCCGCTCGTAGAGGCCATCGGCGACCGCGTCGCGAAAGGCGACCCGGTGCAGCGAATAGGGCTTTTTGCCGGCGCGGATGTCCAGGCACAGCGCGTTGAATGGATTGTCGGCGCCATTGTGTGTTGAGATGACGTGCACCTCGCCACCCCAGATCAGTAACGCCAGCGCCGCCTTGAGCAGTTCTTTCTGGTCGCTGTGAAACGCGAACTCGTCGAGAATGACGCGGCCCTGCTTGCCGCGCAGGTTGCGCGGCGCGGAAGACAGCGCCTCGATACGCCAGCCGGAGGCGAAGCGCAGGGTGTAGACGAAGATGGATTTCCGCTCCTCGCCCTCAAGCCAGACCTCTTCGGTCTCGGCAATCTCCCCGGCGGCGATGGAATAGGCCTTGGCGAACTCGGCGCAATCCTTGATGAACTCCTGCGCCATTTCCTTCATGTAGCCGATGTAGAAGGCGTTCATGCCGGACTGGCTGGCGGCGAGCAGCGCGGTGTCCGCCGCCTCGGCCCAGGAGAGGCCGATGCGGCGGCTCTTTTCGATGACCTTGACCTGGGCGCGATCCGCCGTCCAGCGCTGCTGGTAGCCCAGCAGGGCCATCGGCGTGCGCGCCTCGCGCGGCTCGGGAACCAGGGGCATCATCCTTTGCCCAGGATCTTGTTGCGGATCTGTTCGGCGGAATCGTCGGACAGGCCGCCCGCCTTGGCGGACTCGACGGCGCCGGCGGCGCGGGCGCGGGCGCGCAGCTCTTCGAGCCCGGCGGCGATCTGCATTTTTTTGGCGGCGGCAAAGCCGTCGAGCAGTTCGGCCAGCACCATGCCCTTGACGGGCGCGACCTCTCCCGCCCAGGCGGCCAGCGATTTCAGCATATCGACACCGATGGCGCGCGCGCTGGCTTCCGGCATGAACTGCTTGGCGGCCGCATTGAGCTTGGCGACGGTATCGCCCAGTGAGGCGAGCGCCTTGGCGGCCTCGATCGGATCATTCGCTGCGCCGGCGCCGGTAATGATGGCCTCGCAGCGCAGCAGCCCTGCGGCGATGATGCGCCCCAGGGCCTGCTCGATGCCGCCGCCGGAGACGATCATGGACGCCTTCTGGAAAGCATCCCAGTCGTCGCCCGCGGCCTTGGCGGCCCGGTACCAGTTGCGCGCCGTGGGATGCGGCACGCCGATCTTGTCGGCGGCCGCCTCCAGCGGCAGGCCGCCGATGTAGGCGGCGCGCAGTTTGACCTTCTTGTCGGGCGAGTGGGCCATCAGAACAAGGCCCGCAGGCGGTCGACGTGCTCGCGCCCTTCGGCGGTCAGCATCACGCGATCGCCCTCCAGGCGCAGCGCGCCGATGTCGGCCAGCACGCGCAGATCGGCGCGCACGCGGTCGAGCGTGGCCGGAACGTTGTGCACGCTCTCCAGCTCGTCGCGCAGCTCACGCGCCACGCTGGCGCCGCCGGCGAAGGCGAGCGAGGCGAGCAGGCTGTTGCGGCGCTTGCGATCGTCATCGATCATTTCAGACCCTTCTCCGTGATGCGCGACAGGATCATGCGCACGGTGGCATCGATCGAATCGAGCTTGCCGCCTTGGGCCGAGACCTGTTGATTGACTTTATTGACCTCGGTGTAGAGGTCGCCCAAGTCGCCGTGCGTGGGCGCCTGTTCGGCATGGGCTTCGAGGTGGGCAATGCGCTCGCCGTGGCCGTCGATCTTTTCCTCAAGCCCGGTTTCCATTTCGGTGATGCGCTCATTGGTCACCCGGTTCTTGTTGGCGATATAGACGTAGACGCTGCAACTGCCAACGACGACGAACTCCAGCACCTGGAGCATGAATTTGGCGGTATCGAGATCCATCAGCTCACGGCCCTTTCGAGATCGGTTTGACAGGTGATGCAGGTTTGCACGCCCGGCACCGCGCGGCGCCGGGCGACGGGAATGAGGGATTCGCAGACGCGGCAATGGGAGGCCGAGTCCTCGACGGTTTTCGCCTGCCCGAGAAACGGAAACCCAGGCGCGCAAGGCGCGGCGAGGCCGGCGCGCCGGGCTTGGCGCTGTAACGCGACCTGGCGCTGTTGCTCTTCGATTTCAGAAGCACGGTCGAATACATCGGTCACCGCCGCACCTCCAGCGTCGGCGCCACACCCATCCAGGCGGCCACGTCGCGCGGTGATGGGATAGACGGCAGGCCGCTGCGCGGCAGGCCGGCGTGCAGGTAGATCGAGGCCGACAGCGCCGAGCAGATCAGATCCTTGTCGTCGGCGGCCGGCAGCGGGCGGCCGAGCAGCTCGTGCTGGGCGATGCGCAGCAGGTCGCCAAAGTCGTAGCCGATGTCGAGGCCGAGCAGATCGAAGATTGCGCCCTCGGCCTCGGTCGAATGCACCGGGCAGGCGAACACATCGAAATCGGTGTCGGCGTACTTGCTGGCCGGCACCAGGCAGGCGCCGCCGCCATTCATCTCGGCGAGCAGCAGCCGCGCGCCGAGCCAGATCGCCACGGCGGTGTGGGTGTAGGGGCTTTGGGTCACCACCCGCGTGATGGCGGAGAGGCCGCCGCGGTGCGAACGAACGGCGACCAGGTCGCCGGTGCCGATCAGGCCGCGGGCTTCAGCGTAGTTCATGGGTTTTCTCCAGCCAGTTGATCAGGCCCTGGAAGCGCTCGCGCGTCCGGTGGTAGAGCCCCGCCGTCTCGATGTGATTCAGCAGCAGATCGTCCAGGTGGTCGCTGGCCGGTTCCGGCAAGGTCGCCGGCGGCGGCTCGGTCAGGTGTGCCGGCGGGATCAGCGCCGGCGCCGCGATTGGCGGCGCGCCAGCGGCGCAAGCTGTCAGCATCCAGGCGACAATCAGCGGGAGCAGGGTTCGTTTGAGCATGGCTGTGGGCCTCCTGGAGCAGAGTGTCGGTGTGGGCTTCCTGGCGCGCCTCAGCGCGCACGGCAGCGCGCTCGACCGTGGCGCCGGCGGCGGCCTTGAGGTTGTGGGTCGCGATGGCCTGGGCCAGCGGCTTGACCTTGGCGGCCTCATTGGCGTTGTGCGCGTTGCCGGTGGCGAACTGATAGACCCATACCAGGGACAGCAGCCACAGCAGCACCAGGCCGAGACCGACGCGGGGATTCATGCGCAGACTCCCAAGCCCCAGCCGGCGCGGATGTAGATCGGCTCCAGCCGGGTCAGGATGCGCTGCGGGTAGCCGAGGTTCTCGCGGCAGTTGGCGGCGTTGCGGAAGGCCGCGCAGGGTTTGCCCGACTTCGCCTCACGCTGCAGCCAGCCCAGCCCGCCGTTGTAGGCGCGTAGAGCCAGCGCCATGCGCTCGCAGGGTTGGGCGTTACTGGCGACGGGCACGCGGGCATACAGCCAGGCGTCGTAACGCACCAGGGCGCGCAGCGCCCAGACCGGATTGCCGGTGTCGGCGGCGACCAGGGCCGGGTCGAGGTCGCCGATCCAGTCGGCGGTGGCCGGCGTGAATTGCGCCAGGCCGTGGGCGTAGGGCGAGCGGGCGTCAGGGCGCCAGGCGCTCTCCTGATGGATCTGCGCGCCGAAGGTGGCCACCGGGGCATCGAGGCCCCAGATCATGCGGGCGTTGCGGACGAGGTCGCGGCGGTACTGCTGGGCTTCGCGCGGGATGTCCTGGGCGAGGACCATGACCGGCAGACCGACCAGCGCCACCACGATCAGCGCCAGCGCCACGCGGGCCAGAAGGCGCGCCGCTGTCATCACGCCCCCATCCCCACGGCCAGCATCATCGCGGCGACGATGATGGCGCGGCGGACTTGCGCGGCGGCGAAGACGGTCTCGCGGCCGCAGGCCTGGAAGCGATCTGGCCGCGCATAGGGGAACAGCTCGCGATCAAGGTAGTAGCCGGCGACGCCGGCGCCGGTGACCAGGCTGAACTTGTAGAGGGTGACCAGCGCCTGGTGCGGCGCGAGCTGGCTGATGGCCAGGCCAAGCAAGATGGAAAGGACCGTCGAGACGATCATGCGGGGAAGCTTCATTTGATCTCCCGAAACCGGGGCGGGTTGAAGTGACAGCCCACCGCGTACCGGTGGCGGTAGTGCCAAGCGTCCAGGTGCGCGCAATTGCCGAAGCCGTGAAGGCTTAGCTTGCTGGTAGGGTCAAGACTGAAGGAGCGGCAGCGCGAGCACATGGAGCTGAAGGCTACGCATGCGCGCGGCGCAGCTCCATTAACCGGCGTTAGAAGCAGAAAGCCCCGCCGGGCGAAAACCGGGCGGGGCTTTAAAAAAAGCTGTGGAGTTACTTGATGTTTTTGAGACTCATGTCGGGCTCAACAAGCGACCTCTTACACTCGGCATGCCATCGTCGAAATTTGTCGACCGCGTAGCTGCGCCAGGTTTCGCTTGGGTCGCCCCGGTACCATGCATCGCCATACATCATCACCGCCGAACCAGCGTCGCGGCAATAGAAATAGGGGAAGATCGCGCGGTGGCCGAGGTGCATCTCTGGCCAATTCGACATCTTGGCCAGGAGCGGCCCCATCGTTCGATTATAGGAACGTTTGTCACCTGCCTTGATGAGCCCGTTCAGGCTCGCCCTGGTCGCGGATACCGACTGCTCCATATCGACGGCAATCTGCTTCGCTTCAGCGTCGGTTAGGTCACGGGCGGCCGCTATTGAGGCCGATCCGATCAAAGCCATCAGGACCGCAAATGGCCGGATCATTGTCACCCCACCGCCGGCGCCCACTCGCCGCAATGTTCCGTCTTGCGGCCCTTCACCTTGCTGCAAGTGCGCTCGACCTCGGCGCCGTCCGGCCGCGTGGTGCGCATGCGGATGAAGACCCCGCCCTGGAGCAGGAAGGAATCGATCACGCGGCGTGTGGCGCCTTTGGCAGCGGCCACGCGTTCTGCGCTGTCGGCTTTCTTCGTCAGCACTTTGATCATCAGCGTATTTCCCATCCCGTCGATAAAGGCGACCTTGCAGGCGATGCCGTCACGCTCGGCGGAGACGCCGTCGCATACCGAGGCCAGCGCCAGCATAGGCACCATCAGAATCACAGCGAGAATTGCGCGCATTGCGATCTCCTCAAAACAGCGCCGGCTGGCGCCTTTTCATCATCTCGGCGCCGACGGCCTTGACGATGCGGTAGATATGAATAACCGATAAATCATACTCCCGCCCCAACTCGGTATGGTTGCGGCCGTCGAACTTCTCGTAGATTTCCAGGTCGCGCCGCGCGATGTCGATCGCGCAGCCCTTGGGAAAGTAGAACGAATCGCCGCCCCAATCCTTGCGCATCCGGTCCATTACCTTTACCCCGATTTCAGCGGCCTGCTCATCGCCAATGCCGGCCGCGACGAGTTCGGCGGCCACGGTATCGGCGAGCGCCTCAAGCAACTCAAGCTCGTCGCCGGCGACCCCGCTAAACTTCTCTTCCTGGTTCATCGCTTCACTTCCTTCGGCCACTTGAATTCCTGCCCCTTGGGCATCCAGCAGTAGCCGTGCTGGTCGAGCCAGGCGGTGACCATGACGCCGTTGAGCTGGTTCAGGACTTCGGGCGTTACGGTCAGGTGCAGGGCCGCTTCCTTGTAACGGCTGGCGCGACGCTCGACGATGTGCAGCGCCAAAGTCAACCCGATGACGAGGCCGGCCAAAGCGGCGATCAGCAGGTGCCCGAGAGTGAGGTTCATGCCTTGCCTTCCTTGTACCTTGCGGTGCGCTCCAGCGGGCCGATCAGTTTCCAGAGTTCGGTGGCGTCCATCATCCGCAGATAGCGCTGATGGCCGTCGATGCGGGCGGCGACGCCTTCGGCATAGACGACCTGCTGGCCGCGCTTGATGCCGAGGTTGATGCAGACGCGGCGGATCTTCCAGAGGAAACCCTGCTTTTCGGCGTCGACCTTATTCACCCAGGCCCACTCGTTCTCTGCCGGGGCTCCGCGCGGCTTCTGCCCGCCCAGGGCGGCGACCACGCGCGCCAGCGCGGCATCGTCCAGATCGGCGGCGCTGCGCTGGCCGCTGCGCGCCTCCAGAATGTCGCGGTAGGCGTCATCATCCCAGCCCTGCTCTTTCTTGATGCAGTGCAGGCGGGCGAGGAGCTTGTTGCGGGGGGCGGACATGGTTAAGGCGCAGGCAGGCGCTTGATGGTTTTGCGCGGGGCAGTCGCCGGCTCGCCCTGCGGCAGGATGATTTGATCGGCCTCGATCGAGCGCAGTTCGACAACGGTCGCGCGGGTCGCCCGGTACTTCATCGGGTGAGTTATGTAATCGATTTCACACTCGATCGAGCCGCGCATCAGCGCAATGATCTTCAGGCCGTTGTCGATCGGGATCAGGTAGTCGCTGTGCCCGATACGCAGGCAGCACATTTCCTTTTTGAGGATGGCGCTCATTCGAGAATTTCCTCCAGAATCTCCTCGACCGTCTCGCCCAGCAGACCATCGGCGCGCTCGATGTAGGGGTCCAGCGTGGCACGATCGATGGTGTTGGTCATGCAGTCGGTCATCAGCTCGATGGTGGCGATCAGGTCGCGCAGGCAAAGTCGCAGCGCGTCAAGTTGGTCGGCGATCTCGCCAAGCGTTCTAGGTGCGGTCATCTCAGGTTCTCCAGCTCAGCGATGGTGATGACGACATACCGGGTCGAGCCGGGAATCTCGCGTTGGTTCTTGAACAGCCGCGCGCGCTCGACCAACTCTCGGAACGTCTCCGCCCCCCCCCCGCGTGGCGAATTCTTCTTTGAAGATGCGGCGCGCCGGCCGCTTGGCGAAGGCGAAAAAAAAGGGCTCGTGATGCCGATACCTGATGCGATAGCGGCGCTGTTCGGCCATAACGTAGAAGCTCATGCGGGTTACCTCCTGGCGGTGGTTTTAGGTTTGATGGGCATGCCTACTCCAGTGCCAAGCGTTCGCCGACGCCGCCGACGCCGCGGTTGAGCTGGGCTTCGGTACCGGCCGTGTGGCCGGCATCGACATCGCCGTAGTCACGCTCGGCGAGCTTGCGGCCGGCGCTTCGGTTGCGCCCGTGGAATCCTTTGAGCGCGTGCTTGTTTTCCAGGTAGGCGGTCACCTTGGCCTGCTGCGCCTCGCTGCCGGCAAAGGCTTTGATCAGCGCGGTGGCGGCTACCACCCAGCCTTCGCAAAACAGATCGGCGCGGCGCGTGCGGCTTGTGGGCCCGCAGCGCTTGAGGGCGGTTTTGATGTAGCTGGACCTGGAGCGCTTGACCTGGCGGAACATCACCTCGAAGGCATAGCGCGCGATCTCGGCAGCCGGCGCCGCGCCGACGAAGGTCCACTTACCCACTGGCCAGCCACATGCCAGGAACACCTCGCAATCGAAGGCCTTGGCCACCCGCGTGGCGAGGCCGCATTCCCAGCGTGCCGGGTGCGACGATGCGCCGGCCTTTGTGGCCTCTTCCTGGATGTCGGCCGCCTCGATGTCGAAGTCGGTGATACCGTGCTGCTGCATCAGCCGCTGCGCCTGGCGCAGGGCCACAGCGGCTTCGTGCTCGTTATCCGACTTGGCGAGGGCCAAGCACTTCTTGATCTTGGCGATGATGGCGTCGCGGTTTGTCATGACGTCTCCTGCGCCTTGGAGGCCCTACTGAAGTCGCGTTCGCCGGGGGTCATGCTGGCACCGCCTTTCCTGCCTTCGCCTTGCCCTTCGCGGCGCGCGGCTTGTCGTCGTCGCCCTGGCGGGCGGCCGCGGCGGCGATGACCAGCTTGGTCAGCTTCTCGGCATCGTTGTCGCCGACCGTGATGTAGTGGCTATCGACGCCAGTAACGGTGCGCACGCCGATCTTTTGCAGATCCTCGGGGCTCAGTGCGGCGAGCGCGTCGACCACCAGCGAGACCTGGGTGCGCACCAGGAGGTCGTATTGCTGCGGCAGCAGGGCCAGGATGCGCTTGGCGACGACTTCGTCATCGTCCCAATCGAGCGTGTCTTCGGCCTTGCGATAGCCGGCCTTGACGCCATCCACGGCCAGGCTGCGTGGTTTGGCGAAGAGGTGCGGACTGCGCACCAGCAGCTCGGTGAGTTGTGCGTGAGCGGCGGCCTCGGCGGCGGCGTAGGCGTCCATCGTGGCCTTGTAGCGATCCATGATCGGGGCGATGGCGCCCTTGATCTCGGCCTGCATCAGGGTGGCGCAGCCGGTGGTGTCGTTGTGCCGGGCGGCGAGGTATTCGGCGGCGACGCGGATGTCGGCGAGGGTCACCTGCCCGCGAAGCGGAATTCCAGGTGCGCAAAGCGGAATCGTGTTCATAGTCCAAAAGCTCCTTCTTGTTCGAGTTGGTCAAAATCAACGGGGGTGGCCCCTGCAAAGGCGTCCCGCAGGTGTTTGGCTTTGGTGAGGCTGTGCAGCCCCCGCTGGCGCAGGAACTCGGCGACGGCATCGACCTCGGCCTGCGTCTGGGCGATGTAGTAGCCGGTCGAGGGATGCGCGCAGACGGGCGTGCCTTCTTCGATCAGTTCGTCGGCGAGCTTCCTAACGGCGCGCGGCGTGGTGTCGAGCATGGAGGCCAGGGTTTCGACGCTCTGGCCGTTGAGCGCGCCGAGCTTCAGCGCGGCCTTGAGTGCGGCGGTGGTCACTGCTTTTTCAGTGCTCATGAATTCCTCCTCCTAGAGGTCGTAGGGGCCGACGGACTGCCGCCGGCAGGGACTGCACAGGCGGTTCATCGAATGCGCGGACTCAAAGGAATGACCGCAGCAGAGGCACTTGCGCCACTTTCGCTCGCCCAGCCCACCGTTCTTGACGTGCGCGCGCTGGCCGCTGGCACAGGCCGGTGCCGGATTACCCAGCAAGGCCGGTTGCCGGCGGCGGATGGCGAGCTTTCCCAGGCGGGACGGGATTGAGGACTCCGGTCGCCCCAGGTCGGCGGCGATCCACTTTTGCGTTTTCCCGGCGCCGCGAAGCGCGATGAGGCGCGCGTCTTCTTCCGGGGTCCAAAGTCGGCGCGTCATGGCCGTACCTCGATGCCGCGCCGCCGCAGCTCGCTGAAGATCGCGCCGGAGAGCAGGCCGACCGACAGCGCCAGCTCTTCGTCGTCGTCGCCGGCGGCGCCGCCATCGCCTGCCCCAGAAGGGGCGTTCCAGGCGGGCGACGCATGGACCACGGCGTGCACCACTTCGTGCGGCACCAGCTCGGCGAGCCGGCCATCGGCGGGCAGGACGACGATGCCGGCGACGCGCGCCGGGCGGCGGCCGCCGGTGAAGTAGGCATGCACGCGCCGGCGCTCGCGCCGCGCCGCGCTCCGCGGCCGGCCGTAGTACTCGGCATCGACGTCGGCGATGGTCGGCAGCACCCGGACATCGACGCGGATGCCGCGCTGGCGCACGGTGAACACCGCCAGGGCGCGGGCCGGCGTCATGACAGTTGCTCCTCGATCACGCAGCCCTCGACGAAGTTGAACAGGGCGCGCAGATCGTCGGCCGAGAGGCTGAGCGTTACGTCGCCCTTGACCACCTGCAGGCGGCGCGTGGAGAACCACGCATAGACCGCGTCCGTCTCGCGCCTGGCGATGCAGCCGGGGATCTCGCTGGGCGTGTTGGGGGCGGTCATGCCGGCACCCGCTCAAGCCATTGCACGGTAACGCCGCAGCGGCTGAATACGCCGACGCGATAGGCGCCGGTGTCGTCGGCGCCGGTGCGGTCGTAGCTGGCGATGCCGACCCTCACCAGCTCGCGCACGTGGGGGCAATCCTTGAGCCAGAGGATCGGCGTTTTGCTGACGATGTCGGCCTGGAAGGCAATGACTTCGTAGTCGTTGCGCAGCAGGCTGTTGGCGGCTTCGAGGATGGTGTGCACGTAGGCATGCACGTTCATCGGCGGAACGACCGGCGCAGAGCGGCGCGGCGTAGCGACGCGCAGATGGGTGATGGTGGCAGTCATGTTTTTCCCTCCAGAGGCTTGAGCGGGCAGCGCTGGCATTCGCGCCAGATGCGCATGGCCAGCGGGTTGTGGGTGGGCGCGGGCTGGTTGGCCTTGCGGCATTCGGCGCGCGGGGCGCGGGTGCCGATGGCCGGGCAATCGACGTCGGATTCGAGATCGAGAACGCGCCGGATGAAGTCGCCGGGGACGTCCGAATAGC